TATAACCAACTACACTATCCCCGTAGACCACCTCACAGTTATATTCTTCTTCTGCGAATTTTTTAGCGGACATAATTAAGTTTCTACCAGTTGCTGTTGTACTTGCTGCTAACTCCTTCATAAATAATTGACTTGTTGGTGCGCCTACAAAACCATAAAGAGAATTTGCAGTTACTTTATATGCTAATTGTAAACCATCTAATACTGCTTTTTGGAATTCATTATATGTATCAACTTTGCTATGTATGTCATCTTTATTAATTTCTATCGTGTCTTTATCTTCGACTTTTAATTTTATAATACTATCATCATCGCCAACAATATTACCTTTATAAGTATCACCGGATTTTAAAATTATTGTTTTCCATGTAATTTTTTTACGAGTTGATTTTCTTTGTTTTAATAACTTTTGTAAAATACGAGGTAATAAACCTTTTTCGCTATTTGGAAATTGAGCGAAACGACAAGTTTGTTCGCCAATTTTCTTTTTATCATCGCCTTTTCCTTTAAATAAGTCATAAGTAATATCAACATATTCATAACCAGGGAGATTATCATATTTTGAGTCTAAAACAATAGTATCATGTGATATATTTTCACTAATCATAGATGAAGGATATAGTGAAGCATAATCTAGAACAGATATAGGAGCATCATCATAAATACCTGGTTTCGGGTGTAATACAATAGCACCTTCATATCCTTCATTCTCCGGTTTTGGACATCCACATATTTCATCATTTTTTTTAGATCTTTGACAAATATCATCGAAAGAACTATTATTAAAATTACAAACTTCACATTTCCATTTTTTATCTTGATATGGTATTAAGAAGTTATTTTCTTTACAATATTTTGCAATTAAACTAAAAATCTTAACACTTTGACCTCGTAAAAAGATATACGAGAATGGTATAGAACATACATTACTCATACCAATATTATTTGCTACAATTTCTAATTTAATCATTAAATAATTACAAAGAGCACAATCCTGAATACAATAACGAGCAACTTTTGCTCTATCATCATCAGAACCACGCATACACTCAAAGATATCTTGTGGTGATACATCATCCTTTGCTAATCCCCATTTATCTCCATCAATATCACTATAGACTCCATCAATAATAATAGTATTTGTATCATAATTAATATTTTCCACAATATACTTTTCTTCACCAATTCTAATATATATTCCATTCTGAATACCTGTTGGATTATCAACTTTTAATTGATATTTATTTTGTTCTTTTAGATATTTTATATCTTTTATTTTACCATTTATGAAATGTTGTGCTACATAATCTAACTTATATGTATCTAAGTTGTGTCCTCTTTGTACCTCTTTCATTAAATCAATTACAACGCGACCTTCCATATTTATATATTTTAGAAAGTTATCACCAAGTGCAGATGATGATAATGTTTTTTTAACCCAATGATTCTTACAATAGTTATTCTCACAATCACATTCTTTTATTGATTCTTTTGTTTTTCCAAGAGTACATAAAACATCAATACAACCAAGTTCTCTTGCACGATGATAAATATAATCAAAATCAAAACCAAGAATATTATATCCAGTTATAATATCTGGATTAATTTGATTTATTAACTTAACAAAATTTGTTATTATATCTTTCTCAGTTGGACATCTAATAATCTCAATTCCATCAATATCAGAACATGTTCCTAATGTTAGAATGACTTTTCTATTACAATCTTTATTTCCATATAAATGTGTAGTGATTCCTATCTGAATGATTGGATCACCCTCAATTTTAGGAAATAATCTATCAAATTTATAAGTTAATTTCTTTATAATTTCTGAATTAGAAACATCACATTTCTCATCTTGTTCTTCATCGTCATCATTATCAGTTTTAAAATAATTCAGAAGATTTTTCTTTTTATTATTAATAATTGCTTCTGTTCTATATTGTAATTTACCATTTAAAATTGCATAAATATCATTCATTTCATATTCTATTGTTTCTTTTATTGAGTCTACATCATAATCATGAATAATATTTAGTTTCTTCTCTGAAAACAGATTAACCAGATAATCATTTACTAATTTTCTTTTTTCGGCCTTTGTATATATTTTACCATGGTTTAAAGATTGATAATATTCTAGTATTTTGTAAGAAACTTTATTATATGTATGCGATGCTTGTGGAAATGAACCATCAAATGAATCACACTCAATATCAAAACTCGCTATAATAAATGGTGCAATACAACCATTATCATATGGTTTTACATCTTTCCATTTTACATCATAATTATAACCAATCTTAGTAGTAAAATTACTTGATAATTTATAATCATCAACTTTTATCCATCCAGATACTTGTAAATCTTGTTTATGAATAAAACGAAGATATGGTTCAATGTTATTTTCATAGAGTTTAAATCTAAAATTTGTAAACAATCCAGGAATCGATAAAGGTTTTGTAAATATATTTGTCACAAATCTCATAGTTTTATAATTTTTGCATAGCAATCTAATAAACTTATGAGATTTATTATTTGTAAAACCCCAAATATCTTTCTTATGAAGAATCTTTAAACTTATTAAACCTTCTTTGCAATCAAATGGTAGTTTCTCATCAATATAATCTTGTAATCTCAATAAAATACTTCTATGTTTTTGTTCTGGAAAATTATCTAGACCTTTGATATAAAAGTATGGAGTATAATCTGTTATATTTAAAGAGATTGCATTACCTTTCTGTGTTCTTCCAAAAATCTTTATTAAATATTTTTTGTTAATTGAGTTATTATTATCACTATCTTCATCATTTTCATCATCAAAATCTGTAATATACCAATCTATTGCCTGAAATACTAATGGTTTCATTAGCACGATAATAAGTATATAAATTATTTAAAATAATTTTAAGTATTTGTATTTCAAATTTTATTTTTATTTTAGATAATTCTATTTTTTAAATTATATAATATAAATGAAGACACCGGATTTAGTAATTATATTTTTAATTATATTTCTTGTGACATTCTATGTAAAAGAAAATTTTGTCACAGAAGTACAAAAAATTAAAAGTAAAACCGATGGTCGTTCGTATATTGTTAGAGTCGAGAAAGATTCACAAGATGCTGCTAATTTACTTGGAAATATTAATTTAAAACTTTTAAAATTAATAGAACATCTTAAAGAAGATCATGGTGATGACGAAAGAACCAAAAGATTAATTAAAAAATATAATCCAGAAGCATTAAGCGAAGGAACTGAAAATAATAACTATACCTCTTATTCCGTCAATAAAGGTGAAAAAATTGTATTTTGTTTAAGAATGCGAGATGAAAAAAATAATTTAGTTGATGAGAATACTTTAACATATGTTGCTGTCCATGAATTAGCACATGTTGCTACAAAAGAAATTGGACATGTTCCTGTATTCTGGGAAAACTTTAAATGGATGTTAAGTGTTGCTAAAGATAAAGGTATTTATAATTATGTTAATTATAAAGAAAAACCACAACCTTATTGTGGATTATTAATATCTAATAATATTCTTGATAATTAAATATAAAAATATGTGAAACCAAATATTTTTCTTTTAATTGGAATGTTGGTTCTATTTTTTTTAAGAAAATTTAATTTTAATTAAATTTAACTTTATGTTTTTTTGAAACTTTTTGAAAAAAATTTTTATATAAAATTTATTAATTATATAAATTTAAATTTAATTAAATTTATATAAATAAATTAATAATGAATTCAGAAATTAAGATTTCAGTATTTAAAATAGTTGAGTGGATTGATAAGAATACTCGTAATATTCATTTATTTGTTGGTGAAAATACGGATTATTCTAAATTATTATTGAAACTTAAAAATAATAATATTAAGAAAGAGGAAGAGGAAGAATTAAAATCACATTATAAAAATTATGATTTACTTAAAAAATGTTTACAAAAAGATAAAGATGTAAATATAATATATCAAAATATATATGAACATGATACTATTTACACTATGAAAAATAAACTTTGTATGTATACTAATAATAATATAAATCATGAGCATCTTTATCTTTGGTATAAAAGAACTATAACAGATTTAGAGCTATTAGATATTTTAAACAATATATTTAATAAAAAAGAGTCCTTAAAAGTCTCTGAAATTAATGAAATATTTCAAAATTTATTTGAGATTTCTGAAATAAAAAGAAAAAATAAATTAATAACTTTTAAAGAAGTTTATGATATATTATCTGATAAATTTACTAAAATATATTCGCCATTAGAACTAAATTATTATGACGAAAATAAAAATCAAAAATTCATTAAATCAAATCCATATAAGAAAATTAAAATTAATGAAAAATTTGTAACAGAAAATGGAGATTATATTCCTTTATATGAATATAAAGTTGATAGTTTCTCTATATTAAAAAGTAAATGGAATAAACATGATAAAGATAGATATGTTGTAAATTATATGGTTTCTTCTGACATTTTAGATTTAGCAAATGAAACTTTTAAAGACAATGAAGATTTTGACGATAATATGATATTTAATGGATATTTAAAACAATATTTCCCATATTTAAATAACTTAAAAAAATTAAATGATTTTAATGATGATAATAATGATGTTATAAAAGAGATTGATGAAAAGATTAATAATATTTATGCATTAAAGAGTAAAGAAGATGTATTATCTGTAGATGTTTTAGTAAATAGAATACATTTTAAAGTATTACCAATTTTAATTAATAATAATATCAATAAATCAATATTTAATTTAGAAACAATATTTAATAATTTTGAGTTAGATGATAATATACCATTTATTCATTATAAAAAGAAGACTAATAATTTATATAAAATTAATAAAAATTGTTTAGGAGATAAAAATAATGTTGATGAGAAAAAAATAACATCCGAAGATTTAGAAAAATGGACAAATAATAATACTACCAGAAAAATGGAATCTATTGTATTTAAAATATTTCTAACAAATACTGATTCAGGTAAAACAAAATACTATAATTTTATTTTATCTGAAAATGGACAAATGGATATAATATTTGATTTAAAATTTTCAGAAAGTATTAAACTTGATATTATATTTGATAGATTAAAGATATTAACTGATATTATTAAGTATATTAATAAAGAGTTAAATACAGATTTAATAATTATTAATAAAGAAATATTATATAGTACCAATTTATCATTTATAGAGTTTAAAGATTTTGTAACTGTAAATAGCATTATTTATAAAAAAGAAATTAGTAGTAAGAATAAAATTATTGATTCTTTAAAATATTCTTATCCATTTTTTGATATTATTAATGATGATAATAAATTAATTACTATTAAATACAAAAAGACAAATAATTATTTTAATTTAGATAAAATTGGTAATTTTGTATTACAAAATAGGGATTTAGGTGAAAATGAAATAATAACAAATATCATGGAGAAATTTAATTTAAATAAAACAGAAGCAAAAAATGAATACAATGATAAAAAAGAAATTATAAGATTAAATTTAATGGATAATAACCTTTATAAAAAATCAAAACTTCATTCTGGTATATTTATTAAATTAAATATTAAGAATTTATTTCAGATTGAGTTTATTACAAAAAATTTACAAAATATTAATAATAATGATGAAATTAATAAACTATTAGAGATAATTATTAATAATGATAGTTTATCAAAGAAAAAAATTGCTAAAAAAGAGCAATCATCCTTAAACAAAATGGAAGATAAACTAATGGACTCTCTATTAGATAAATATAAAGATCAGGAAGATGAAATTGATGAATTAAAAGAAGAAATAAAAAGTATAAATAATTCAGTAAATAGCAATAATAATAGTATAGAAGATATTAATATTAAATCTAATTTAGATGATAATAATGATAACAGTAACAGTAATAGTAATGATGAAAATGAACAGGATGGTGGTATGAATTCTGATTTTTCTTTTAGTAATGTTGATGATAATGTAGGTTTTGAGTTTGAGAATTTTGATGAAGACATATTTGGGGAAAATAATTATTTAACAAGAGAAGATAGTGATGATGAAAGTGTTAATGAAATAGAACCTGTTGTAAGAAATACAAAAGAGAAAGAAAAGAAAGAAGAAAATAATAATTCTGAAGATGAAATAAAACCTGTTAAAAAGAAAAAAAAAGAAAAACCTAAGAAACAAGAGGAGCAAAATGAACCAGAACCATCATTTGAGATAGATTTAAGCAAAATAAAAGATATTGAGAAGAATAAGAAATATAATCAATTAATATTAAAACGGTTGCAATGGGCTGACAAAGAACTATTTGGTTATACTATAAATAATCCAAAGCAAAGTAAAGGAAGATATGGTCAAATATGTGTGTCTACACAAAAAAGACAACCAGTAGTATTAACAAAAGATGAACTGGATATAATTGATAAAAAATATAGAGACTCATATACAAGTTTTATTAAAACAGGTAGTACAAAAGATAAAGTTGAGAAATACTACTATATCTGTCCTCGTATTTGGTGTCCTATTAGTAAAGTTTCATTAAGTGAAAAAGATTTAGAAAAGAATAAAGGTAAATGTCCAGAACCTATTGGAGAACCTCCATTAATTTTAGATGCTAAAAATAATTATTGGAAAAAAAATGTTGATGGTGAAATGGTAGATGTACCAAGATATCCTAATTTTCTTAAAAAAGAATTACATCCGAATGGTCTTGAGATGCCTTGTTGTGGTAAAAAAGAATCAAAAAAAAAAGTTACAGATGTTTTTGATATGAATACTGAAGAAAATGACAAACAAGAAACATTAAGTAATGATAATGACTTAGAAAAAGAAAATAAAAAAGAGAAAAGAGCAAAAAAAATTAATGATAAATATATTAGAAAAATAGAAAATAAACCAGTAGAACCTAATAAATACGCAACTTTACCCAATAAACTCTCAAATTTATTAGGAAATATTGGTAGATGTCATGGTCTTATAAATAACAAAACAAATTGTTATGTCCGTAGAGGAATTCAACATAATAAGCAGTATTTCATATCTTGTTTAATAGATTTAATTGACAATGAAAATATTCAGACATTAGAAGACTTCTATGATGAATTAGATAAAAATATGACTCCACTGGAATATATATCACTTAATAATGGTAATACATTAAAGCTATATATTAATGATGAAAAAACAATATTTGATAAAGAAAATTTCTTAGAGTTTAAAAAATGGATATTAGATGATAATAATAAGAATTATATAAAATTAATGAATTTAGGTGATTTTGTTAAATATATAAAAGACCTTAATAAATATGAATACGATGAAGATAATAAATTTAATAAAGTAATACTTAGAGAATATATGATATATAATTCATTTATGAATTATAAATATTATATTAGAAGTAGTTTAATTAAAAATCATGAAGAATTGTTACAATTATTTATGAATAATAAATGGTTAAATAAGAATAATTACAACATAGTTTTATTAAATCTTGATACTGAAAATAAACAAGAAAAAATAGAATTATTGTGTTCTAAATTTATAGATTATAAAAATAATATTGATTTTCTTAATAATTTTGTATTTATGTTAAAAATTAATAAATCATATGAGCCTCTTGTAAAGATTAATTTCTCAGCAAGTCAAATAATGGAAAAAAAGAATTTTAATTATTTTGAGGATGTAGATTTTAAAAATATTATAAATTTTCAGAAAAATAATTGTAATAATAAAGATTTAGATAAATACATAAATCCTAATAAATTATACAATACTCTTGAAAATTTAAAATATACTATTCGTCATGTTGTTATTAATATGTCTTTTAAAGTTGTTGGTTATATTGCTGATGGTAACTTATTTATACCATTAGATAGTAATATATTCTCTATAAATATTCTTAATAATATTGATAACATAAAAAGTTATGTATATTTACAAGACATACATAAATATAAATGCAATTTATCACTATCAAAAATTAAGAATATATTTACAATGATAAATGAAAACATTAAATCTAAATTTTATGATATAGAGAATTCAGATGTAATAGAGAATAAAAATAAATCAATACAAAATCGTAATGTAGCAATTATCTTAAGTGATAATATAATTATACCATTAAATGTTACAAAAGAATATGAAGAAATTATCAAGAATAATTTAGATAATGAATTCATATTTACAGGTTTAGATAAAGATAATGAAGAGAAAATATATACAACAAATTATTTTAAAACAGAGGATGATTATAATAGCAAATTGAAGTCAATCGTTAAAAGTATTACAAAGAATCCTGTAATTGTTAAGAAAATTGTAAATTTAAAAAATCCATTAAATCCATTTTCAAAGCAAATCAAAATTAATAAAATTAAAATGATAGTTAATAAGATATCAGATGATAATAATATTGTTTTAACTGATGATGAAATAGATAATATAACAGGAGATATATTCATAAAAGATATGCAATATATATTAAGACTTAATAATAAAAAATTAAAATTAAAGAAAAATGAGATAGTATATGATCAAAATGATATATTTGAAGAGAAACTTAAAAAATTATTAATAATTTTAACAAATCCATATAAATTTGTACAAGACTCAATAGAAGATTATATTAATTATATACCTATAATACTTGATAAAAAATTAATAGAGTTTGATTTCATTACTGATACATTCTTAGATTTACCAAGTAAATGGGAAATTTTAGGTGAAAACTATTATATTAATGAAGGGTTAAATATTCCAGATACTACAAATCAAGATACATCAGATTATCTCTTAAAAGTATTTAATAAGATTGCAGAATTGAATAACATAAAAACAAATAAAAAAGATATGATTAATTATATTAATTCAGAAAGAAAAAAAGATTTTGATGAGGATAATATTAAATTTACAAAGCTTAATAAATTAAATCCAAATTTTACAGAAAAATACAAAATACTTATTTCAGAAGAAGAGGACAATGATGGTGTATTTAGTTATAGTAATATAGAAGGAATATTTAATGATAATTATAAGTATGGATTCTATGAAATAGAAAAATTATCTAAATTTACAAAAATCAATACTATTTTATTAGGTAATAAAGTCGGTAATAGAATGCCAAATGATATTAAATGTTTTAATAATAAAAGTAAAAACTATCTATTGCTAAACATAGTTCCTGTTAAAAATTATGATAAATATAATATAATTATAAAGAATCGTCAAAAATTAGTATTAAATAATGGTGACTTTAATACTAGATTTAAAAAGAATATTATTGATAAGTATTGTAAGAAAATAATGATTGAAGAAAATGATAATAATGATGATTAAGATTACTGAGTAAGTGTAACATTTTTACAATTAATCCCATCTACATCACATACTTTTAAAGTACCGCTAATTTCTGTATTTTTTTTAACTTTTAATACATCATCAGCGGCATCTTCATTATCTTTATCATCAACCTCAAATAAACTAGAATATTTTTTATCTAATAATTTATCATTTTGATTTGATACACTATTTAGACCTGTTAAGTTATTTCTAAGTATTTGATCATTTCTTTTCATATTAGCATCTAATTCTGCTACTTTTTGTCTAGTATTCGATATGAATATAAAAGTAACTACTGCTAATACAACAACACTAACAAAAGCCATTACACCTAAAACACCTGTTTCACCAAACATATTATTTATTTTTATATATATATTTAAATTTAATTAAATTTAAATATTTAGTAATTTAAATATTAATTACCAAATTTACATGTAATTTTCTCATCTCTATATTTGTTATGAAATTCTTTAAACAAATTACAATCAATTGCAGAATTCATCATAGTTTTTTCTAATAAAGCTATTTCTTTAAATTTATCTTTTGCTATATTATATACTTTATTATCAATCATTTCTACTTCTTTATTCTTTAACATTCTTTCTAATTCCTTCTTTCGTTTTTCCAAAGTCTTTATAATTTCTTTCTTTCTTTTAACTCTATGTTTATCATATTGACCAAAGTTACAAGAACCTTTATTACTTTTATTTTTTGATTTAACATTATGTTCTGCCATTTCTCTATTTTGTTTTTCTATTTCAGACTTCATATATGATATTTCTTTTTGTAAAAATTCAGGATTATACATTGTAATATCATGTGGTTTTTCTGAAATATATTCATGTAATTTAACATTCCATTCAGATTGGTCAAGATTAGAATGGGAACAATGGCGAACTGCTCTCCCTAATAATTGTTTCCTAGCAATCCATGATACTAATGGTTCGAATATATGCATATGTCTTACTGCTTTTAAATCAATACTTTCATTAAACTGTTTTGATGCTAATAGTACTTGTATATATTCGCCATTTTTATTTATGGGGTCATTATAAAATTTAAGTAACTTTTTGACTTTAAGTAATTCCTTTTTTATATCTGAATCACTTTTATCATCTAAATTAGTAGTTCCAATAATAATATATCTTTTATCTTTACCTAAATCTTTGAGATTTTTTGTAGAATTTGCTTGTGATAAAGTGAATTTTTTATACCCCATATGTTTCTCGAGTAATTTCCCAATACCAACAACAGATTGACCGAAACCACGAGACTCAAAAAATGCCGAATAAATATAATGTTTCTGTTTTTGGTTGCTTTCTATTTTCTCAAACATATAAGGCATTTTAGAACTAAATTCATTTAAACTAATATCTTCTGCATGATTAAATAACATATTACTATACTTACGCAAAGTTTTATAATATTTATTTAATTCATTCTTACTCATTAATGAATTATAATCTTTATCTTCTGCTTTTACATTATCTGATTTTTCTAAATATTTTAAGAATTGTTTATCTTGTTTTTGTTGTTTACTTGCATTATTAATATTTTTACTATTAGATATACTTGACATAAAAGTAGTATGTAATGGATATTGATATAATTTAGGAAATTTAGTATAATCTAAAGAAGCATCAAAGTAACTTATAAGACCACGAATATCTTGTGAAAATTTATTTTGTGCTTCTTCATTTTCTAAATCTGGTAAAGTTATTTGAGGAGTATTTACTTTACGAATCATATTAAGTAACATTATTATGTCTTCTTTATTATTACCAGGTGTTGCTGTTAAAATTAGTAACTTAGTATTTTTAAGATTTTCATTATTGATATCTAGTAAAAAATTCTTTAAAGCATCATGTTCTTTTTTTTGATTTGGCAAAGGTTTAAATATCTGATGAATTTCATCAATTATTATAAGAGAATCTTTTAAGAAATCGGGTTGTGATTTTTTTAGTGGTTTATAAATTCCAAGTAAATGTGTCATTGTTGCAAAAGAATGAAAATGAATATTATTTTTTTTAAATACAACATCCATATTTTTAGTATTTTTTGTTTTATCTAAATTTTTTTTTAGGTCTGGAAAGAAATTGGAAGCACATTCATAAAAGTTATCAGGAGGATTTGCTTTTTTAGCGTCAACTGATGTCAAATAAATTATTTTCTTTCCTTTAAATGCTTCCATTGCACCAGTTGCTAAACATGTTTTTCCTGAGCCGGTAGAATGCCAACAAAGCAACCCACGATTAACATCATTATTCAACAATTTATTAGAAAAGTTTTTAACAAATAATTGTGCTAATGTTATAGTTTTTTTAGAATTTTTTTTAAATTTACATCTATTGCCTTCTGAAATTAATGATTGATATTGATTTTCATTTTTAGAAAAGTAATCAAATATTATTTTTTCAAAATTAGAATTATTCAATTCAGGAAATATCATTATTAATATAATTAAATAATATTATTTAGTCATTTGGACTTTTAAATATTTCATTTTCATCATCACTTTTATTAACATTATTTGTATTAATTGGTTCAGATTTTGTAATAGATGTTTGTTTTTGAGATATTTTAGATTCTATATCTAAAAATATATCATATGAATCCTTATTACGATAATATTTTTTTAAAATTGATATTTTTTCAAGAGAACTATTATAAATTGCTAAAAATCTAACATCTTCGCAATAAGTTTCTCTTAAATTAATTAAAGCTTTTATACCATTTAAAACATTTATTAAGAATGAATCTACATTATTTTTAATATAATTTTGCTCTTTTAGATGATATTCTGTAATTTCAAATAAATAAGTAATAAATTGATGTAAATCTGACCTTTTATCACCATAATATTTCCTTTTCATAAAAAGAAGAGGAGTATTTCTATCAACACTAATCAAGTTGCCTCTAATAGATATTTTATCTCCAACTTGTATAGACGATAATAATCTCCATAAAGAATTTAAGTTCCATATATCTAATAAATTAGTGTTCATACTATATAACTTATTAAATAATAAAGAAAAATAAATTTTAAATTTATTTATATAATGGATATTTCATTCTTATTTAATAAATAATGGATATTTAAAGAATCTTTTCTTCCAAATCTTTGACCTCTACCAATAACTTGTTGTTCTATATTCTTATCAAATTTATGAAACATTACAATATCTGTGGCACATTCTAAATTCATACCAGACCCATAATTATATATATTAATTAAAAGTATATCTAAATCATTTCTCTTAAAATCATTTATAATATTTTTAATCATATATTTATTACCCTTTAAAAATGAATATTTCATTTTATTTTTTTTTAAAATTTTTAAAATTCTATCAAAAGAAATATCAAATTCTGAAAATATTAAAAATTTAGATTTTTCTTCTCTATTTTTTAATAAAATTTCTAAATTTTTTAATTTATCAAATTCTTTGTTAGGAATACTTTCATCTATAATTATATTTTCACAATTTGGTATCTCTTCTTTATTTTGTATTAAATATAAATCTTCTGTTGTTAATTGAGTTTTACATAAAGGACATGAATTTTTAGAAGCAAGCCATAAATTAATACATTTAAAGCAAAATATATTAGAACAACATTTAACTAATGATTTATCTGCTATATCATCATCAAAACATATAGAACATAATTTATTATTCTTAATTCTATTTTTAATATCTGCAATTTTGTCTTCTAATCTCTGTTTTTTTATATTTAATCTATTAACTCTTTGAGTTCTTTCTTCTGTATTAATAATTTCATCATTACTATAAACTATTTGATTAGTTGCTTCTATCTGAACATGAATATTAGAAATATCTGATAAATATTTTTGTATTACAATATTTATAATATTATCTTCTGTTTTCTTTTGTTTAGAATCAAATAATGATATAGCACCTTTATCATTATCTGCATTTAAACAATTTATAATATTTTTATCAACAATCCCGTTTAATAATGTAGTCTCAATAGGGTCCTTACACTCTATAATATATTGATTTGGTTCAGGTATATTAAATGATTTATCTACATATTCATCTTTATTTTTAATAACTAATAAATTAGAAAAATCTTTATATCTCTCTTTCATAATACTAATAAATAAATCTTTAATATATCCTTTATTACTTAGACCTGTTGCTTTTTTAACAACCATGTCAACTCTTGTATCATAATACTGAAATCCCTTAGGATATAATAAATTACCATAAGATGCCGTTAAAAACCAACAAAATTTACAAGATATACTTTTATTATTAGGTATTTTAAGACTATCTATTTCATCAAAAATTACTCTATTAATTTTAATATTATTTAAATTAATAATATTTGTAATTTGTTTAAAATGTGTATCTGTTACTAAAATCAAATCGTAATTATTTAATTTCTTGGCATCACTAATAAATTCTTGTAATTTCTTTTTTTGCCCAATCAGTTTATATTTTAATTTATCTTCATTTACAATGTTTGTAATGTATGTACTCCATTGATAAAATAAGTTATGAGGAACAATTAATAAATTTGTTTTATAATTTTCTACTTGTGTGGAAATATTAAGAAAAACTTTATTATGTCCAAAAGTTTCTATTTGTGAATAATTAATATCTTTATTTTTCATAATTAATGCTAATACTACATATGATTTACCAGAACCTACTTTATCTCCTAATATTCCTACATGTGTTTTAATATAATCATTATCTTGTAGATTAGTGTATTTGTCTCTAATAGATTTGTAATTTTTAAGTTTAATTCTATTATTCTCAAAATCTATACATTTATGTAATAATGTTAATTGATGAGGTTTCAGTTTAATATTAATATCATCAGGTTGTTCTATTATTTCAGAATTTTCATCTAGTTCACAAACATCTACTTTATACTGATTCATTCTAATAAAAATAAACAAATATTATTTTATATATTTAATAATTATACTTAAATATTATTAATAATTACTTAAATAAATTATAATCAGTATTAATTAAATGAGTATTGAGGATATTGATTATTTGTATAAAAATTCTGTTAAAGATAATGCTGTAATATTTGTGGATAGTTCTAAAAGAGATAAATTAACATATCCAGATCCTAATAGTTATACTATTAATTTTGATGAACCATTTAAATATGTATATGGAATAGAAATATTAGATGCTTCTATACCAAGAGCAATGTATCAGATAGATGAGAATAATAATAAATTGGTTGTTGTAATTGGTGATGCTACACAATCAAATGTAAGTATTTCAAATAATTCTAATAGTGATACTGTATTAAAAAAAATTACTTTGAATTTTGATCCACAAGATTTAGAATTAGATGATTTAGCAAATGATTTAACAGATCTTTTAAAAAGTAATCAAAATACTAATAACGATATATCAATTGTTGTAAGAACTGTATCATCGCCATCTAGTGAAATATCTAAACTAATGTTTTATAGTAGAGATGAACCTACTGAATCTACAATCCCTGGTGTTATAGATAATACTAAAATTTTTTATATATTAGGTGCTACATCAACTTTAACAGATAATTTAGGATTTTCAGAAAATGCTATAGATAATAATAGAGGTAGTAATTCTACTATTCATGATTATAATACAATTACAGAATCCGAAGCAAAAGTTCTATATGAAATTAGTGATAGTGATTGGAATTCATATACAACTGAACAAAAAAATTTCTATATTAATAATACCTTTAAGAGTGGCAACGATAATATAGGCGATGTTAATAAATACAATTTAGGAAAGAATCCATCTCTTGACCCATCAATTTATGATAATGAATTTCCAGATTTAGATAATATCCATAGAATTCAAACACCAGGACTTGTGAATTTAGTAGGTGAAAGATTTATTACTCTTAGAAGTAATACAATAGAAAAACATTTATCTAGTTTTTATTCTGGTTCAAATTCTATAGGAATCGGTTTATTTAAATTAGGTTTCTCTGGTTATGTTGATGCCAGATTTGATTTTTCATCAGTAAAATATAAAGATTTACATCCTATTGGTAAATTAAGTAGTATTGATTTAAGATTTGAAAGGATTGATGGAGAACTATATAATTTTAGAGGTTTAAATCATCATATGTTAATTAGTATAAAATATTTAGTTCCTTATAAAAAACCAGAAAATTTTGATTATACTTTAAATACTAATTATAACCCCGATTTACTAGAATATAAAAGAACACAATATGAGAAAGATGATAATTCAGAAGATGAAATTAGTGAACTTTCTAATAATTTTAAGAAAAACTTTTTAGAAAAAGAAAAAAAATATGAATATTCATCTGATGAAGATTTAGAATATGTAGATGAAAGAAATGACTTAAGTGATAGTGAAAGTAGTATAGATGATGAATCATCATCAGATGATTCATCTAATGATGATAATAATCATAATTTGACACCATATAATAGATTTTATAAATCCAGTTAATAATAAATATTATACATAATAATATATATAAATAATAATTAATAGATTAGTATAATAATGGTAATAGAGGATATTGATTATTTATATAAAAATTCTGTGAAAGAGAATATTATCATTAAAATTGATAGTGGTAAAAGAGATAAGACTATATATCCAAATCCAAATAATTATAAATTAACATTTTCAGAACCTTTTAAATATGTATATGGTATAGATATTCTTGATGCATCATTACCTAGAACACAATATCAAATAGATAATCATAATAATGAACTATATTTTTTAAATACTGCTGATACAAGTATTAATGGTGATACTATTCAAAATATAAAATTAGATATAAATGATTATAATATTGATGATTTAATGATACAAATTAATGATAAATTATTAGAAAAACATGGTGGTGGCAATTATCATTTACGAGTTAAAAGTTTAACTGAACCAACAAATAATACTAATATTTTTTATTTTGATAATGAAGATAGCAATAGTAACAATCCTTTTTATATATTTGCTTATAAATCTAGTTTATCAGAAGTGCTAGGTTTAGATAAATATACACAACCTTCATCAAATAATCATATACAATTTAGTAAAACTGATGATAGCACAGTATGGCAATTAATACAAAATGATACAGAATATACAGAAATAGAAAAAATAAATCATACATATAAATCTATAAGTATAGATAGAGCAGATTTAAGTTATCCCTCAAAAGGTACTAATGTCAATGTAATAATTCCAGATATGATTAATTTAACAGGTGATAGATTTATAAAATTAAGATGTAATGCTATTGAGAAGTATTTACCTAGTTATTATTCAGGATCAAATTCTATTGGATTAGGTTTATTTAAATTAAGTGTATCTGGTTATACTGATGAAAAATTTGATTTTACTAGTGTAGAGTATAAAGACTTACATCCTATAGGTAAATTCGCCTCAATTGATTTAAAATTTGAGATGTTAAATGGTAAATTATATGATTTTAAGGGAGTTGATCATCATTTTTTATTAAATATTAAATATTATGTTCCTACCAAAAATAATGCAAATTCAGTTAATAAAAAAGATTATTTATTAAATACTAATTATAATCCTAATTTACTAGAATATAAAAGAACCCAATATGAAAAAGATGATAATTCTGATGAGGAAATTAGTGAACTTGCAAATAATTTTAAAAAGAATTTCTTAGAAAAAGAAAAAAAATATCAATATTCTTCTGATGAAGATTTAGATTTTATAAATCCTTATATTGATTCTAGTGGGAGTGAAACAAGTATTGATACATCAAGTGATGAAGAAAAAAATATTACTCCCTATCATAAAGATTATTAATTATTATTTTAATTCATTTTAAATTTAATCTAAATTACTTAATATTTTTTTAACATCATATTTAGATATAACATATTTCTTAATTAATTCTCTAATAGGTAACTCTTCTTCTTCTCCTATTTTTTCTAATAATGCAATATTTTGTTTTCTAATAATATTACATATGATTTCTATATATATTTGATTAATATTACAACTCTCTTCTTTATTCATTAAATAAATCTTAATTTATTTAATTTATAAAAATAATTTTCAAATTTTATTTTTCAACTTAGAAACCGGCATACATACCACCGGTGAAACCTTCAACATTAACATTGGACATTTCAGCATCAGCATTAACATTGGGCATTTCAGAACCAAGAAGAGTATTTTGTACAAATTCTTCTTTAGGTTCTTCATCTACAGGTGTGGCAACAACTTGATCACCAGGAGCAGCAGCAAATTGTTCATCCATTTCTGGCATTTCAGGCATTTCTTCCATTTCTTCATCATCTTCTGGTTGTTCCTCAAAGAATGGTTCAGCGACATTCATACCTCCGGCAACCGCAGACATAGATGTTAAAGCAAGTAGGAGTAAAGCAAGTAAAACTTGTTGTTGATTTTTCATCGTTTATTTTTATAATAAGAAAGAAAATTATTTTAGTTTAATAAATTTAATTAAATTTTAAAAATTTAATTTATTTTAATATTTCTAATAAAATATCTTTAATTTAATTAAATAAAAATGGCTGAATTAGATGTTGTATTTGGAGGACAAGATAATGGATTAAATGGTGCTTCTATGCAAAATAGATTACAAGGAAATTTAAAAAATGATAATAATCAATATAATCAAAATGAAAATATATATGAAAAAGAACAAATGACTTCTTCGCAACCTCAAATAAACACAGGGCCTGCTGTAAGTGAAACACCCGAAACTGATGCCGCTATTGAAAAAATACAAAAAGAAATAGAAAAACAAAATAAAATTAATGAACTTAAAAAAAAATTAAAATCTAATAACGATTCTATAATTGATAAGTTCATTAAAAGAAAAAAAGATATGGTTAAAGTTCTATGCTTAGCATTAATAGTTTTACTTGCTTTATCTATTAATGATATTATTAAAGTATATCTTAGCAAATATATCCTTGGTAATGAATTAACACATAATAAAGAATTCTATACAAGAATTGGTGTTCCTCTAACTGTATTTTTATTACTATGGGCTTTTAAAGCATTAGCTTAAAATTTTAATTAAATTTAAAATTGTGTAATTTTATTTAAATATTTTTTGAATACTATTAATGAAATTATAAATTAATGGATTTTAAATTAATAGAGTTTGTAATAAATAATATTGTTCTAAGAGATGAGATTAATTCATATTATTTAATAAAAATTATTGAGTTTTATAAAATATACAATAAAAAAGTAAATATTAACATATCTAATATAAATTTTAATATAGAACATATAGAAATATTAAAAGAAATTTATTTAAATTTTGATAATAAACAAATACAAAATATTTATCATCAAGGATTTAATGAAATTACTAATATAAATTTATTTACAAATTTAAAAAAACTTGATTTAGAGTTCAATAGAAATATTAAAGATTGTCATATTAATAATTTATATTCTTTAGAGAAATTGAGTTTGCCTAGAAATAAATTATTAACAAATAAAGGTATAATAAATTTAATTAAATTAAAATATATTGATTTATCATTTAATAAAAATATTAATAATGAAGCAATCCAAAATAAGACGAATTTAGAGTATCTTAAATTAATTCATAATAAAAAAATAAATGACGATGCATTTATTAATATAAGAACACTAAAATATTTAAATTTAGGATATAATAATAATAGAAGACTAAATTTAAATTTTTTGAAATATAATAATAATATAGAGGAAGTTATATTATTTAGAAAAAAAAATTTATCAGAAGATGTAAAAAATATATTAATAAATTTAAAAAATGTTTTATGTTTAGATTTACAATATATTCTATATTAACCTTCTATTTGGAATATTATTTATTTTATTTCTTGATTTTGTATTTTTCTTTTTTTTAGAACGTAACTTTTGTAATTTTTCATTATCACTATCAGTAGAACTATCTGATGATGAATCACTATTATCTTGAACAACCTGAACTCTTTTTTGCTTATTATTAACATTCTCTATTAATAAGTTAAAAGTTTGATGTGTATTTGTTACCTGTGTTTTTAACATATTTAAATGATTATTTAGGTCAATTAAAATTTTATTAGTTTCTTCTTGTGCTAATTCTATTGTTTGTATTCTTAATTCTATTTCTTGTATAAATTTATGTATTTCTGACATCTTTTATATATATTTTAATTAAATTATTTATATAGTTTTATATATATTATAATTAAATAATGTTTTCATTAAATTTAAGTAATAAATATGAAATGTTTAATACTAATAAAAAAGATAAGAATTCTTTTGATTCTTTTGGCTTTAAATATAAAGCATTAGTTATTACTAAAATTATTGTAATATGTATTATAATATTTTCTACTATTATTTATAATAAAGATAAAGTTCAGGATTTTTATAGTATTGAAGGAAATATTTATATTTACTTAATGCAGATAAGTATAATAATTCTTGGTTTATCAACATTATTTGTTCTTGTAAAAACAGTAAAAAGTAATTTTCTATCTAATATTCCTATTCCTATTTTAAAAATATTTAAAAGACACCATTATTATTTACTAATAATAATATTTGTAATATATTTCATATTTTTAGGATTAATTGTAAATGTATCTCATGGTGATTCAGGAAAAAAAATCAATAATATTTTAAAATTAGTATATTTTGAAAATATTATTTATGTATTTTTTATATTTATTGTATGGTTTTTAGTTTCTTTAACTGATAAAACAGCAGATACAGACAGTAGATTATTAGACTATGTATCATATAAAAAAAATAATACAAAGAAAGAATATAATAGAAGAATACTTATATTTTTAGATACAGGTCTTAATTATATTTTATTAATATTACTTATTTATTTTATGTTTTATAAATCCAATGATATTAAAGATAAAATGAATAATATTAAAGGTAACATGATTAATAAATTTGGTAAAAAACGGTCTCTTGTAAGTATTAGAGGTAAATCTGTCTTGTAAGTATTAGAGGTAAATCTGGAAAAACTGTTTTATAATTTTTATAAATATTTAATTATTCAGATGTTACTTGCAGAGTTTCTCCACTTTCATCTCTTGGTGTATTAAAGGCTCTGTTATGCTGATAGAATTGCCTTGGACGATGCACAATTACATTATCACACATTAGAGGTCCTCCAAGAACACCTGTTACATCTATTGCTTGAAGACCATTCTTTCCATTAGTTACATTAAGTGATACATATTCTCCCTTTGTAAGAGTCTTAAAGTTAGAATTCTTTGGACATACGCCTGTATGATGTACAAAGATATCCTTTCCTTTATGTTCTCCATCCATTACAGTAATAAAACCATAACCAATCTTGTTATTAAACCATTTGCAATTTCCGGTAAATGAACCAAATTCCCCTGTTACAAGTGGTTCATCTTGGGGTGATGTTTGTTCGCTTCCTTCTCCTGACATTTAATTCGTGTCTGTAATATATTATGTTATTATCTTTAAATAAATTTTATTTTTTTATTTAAATATATTTATGAAGTCATTAATAGTTTTTATAATACTTTTAATCTTACTAATATATGTTAAATATGATTTAAAGTACAACAAAAATACACAATTATTACAATTTACATCTGATAAAATTACACAAGATATATTATTTGAAAAATCACCTATCATAATAGAAGATAAAATAAATAATATTTTAGATTTTATTCATACTGTTATATCTAATGAATATTTTTATAAAAATAATATTAATTTTACTGATACTAATAAAATTAATAAAAATTTAGCAACCTATACGATAATACATAATAATAATAATAATCCTATTAATGTTTATATATCTAATCCAAATAACAAAGATAAATTTAGATTTATAAAATCTAATGGAAATAATTATTCTATTAGTAATTATGTAATAAATGATATTAATAACATAAATAATACACAATTTATTAATATTATTTTACATCCAAAACAATCCATTATATTACCAAAACAATGGTTATTTATTATTAATAAATCTTGTAAAATTTATTCATTATTTGGTTTAATATCATACATTGTTTCTTATTTTATTGTTATGATGAATTAATTTTATCATTTTGTTTATTTGATTTATCTGAATTATTAGGTTTTGCTGAATTATTAGGTTTTGCTGAATTATTAGGTTTTGCTGAATTATTAGGTTTTGCTGAATTATTAGGTTTTGCTGAATTATTAGGTTTTGCTGAATTATTAGGTTTTGCTGAATTATTTAATTTCTCTGAATTATTAGGTTTTTCTGAATTATTAGGTTTCTCTTGATTATTAGGTTTTGCTGAATTATTTGATTTCTCTGAATTATTTGATTTCTCTGAATTATTTGATTTCTCTGGTATTACATTTGTTTTTATTTTAATTTTAATATTCCCATCATTTGTATTTGTTACAGCACCTTTATCTGTAATTACTTTTAATTCTGTTTTAATAGAATTTGGTAATTTAATTTCAGTCTCTTTTGTTTTCTCCATAATTGTTTCTGTCTTTACTTCTTTAGGTACAACCTTTTTTCTTTTTGTATACTTTCTTTTTTTCTTAGGTTTAGGTTTTTCTCTTTTTATAGGTGCTACATTTTTATACCAGTCAAGGAATGGTATTTTTAAATTTTTATTTAAATTAAATAATTTTGTAATAAATAATTTTAACTCTTTTTTTGTCATTGTATGATTTTTAATATTTCCAGTTGTTTCTAATTTAATTAATTCAAAGTACTTTTGAGCTTTAATAGAATATCCTAAACCTAAATGTTTATTAAAAATACTTAATTCTTTATTGTGATTTCTAATATATACTAAATATTGCCATATATATCGTAATCTTATTTTATCATACATATTCTTTTTTAACATTCCATTCTTATCTACTAAATGATTTAATGTTAAAAAATCAATAGCACATTTAATATGTTTCGCACGTTTAGAGAACTTTATACCAAATATATTCTCATCTGTATAACTTATTTCTTTATTTTTAGGTTTATTAACTTTCTTATTCTCCATAATATTATTAATTAATAATGATATAATTTATGATTATTTAATTTTATAATATTAATTGAATTCTCAGAATAACTACTAAATATATTCTCTGCTCCATCGATACTAATTGGTTTTCTTTTATATCTTCTCAATTCTTTTTTATTATTATCAACTTTATCCAGTTTCTTCTTGTAAAGTTTTCCATTAAAATTAACTAATGTATACAAATATGAGAAATCAGGTTCTTTTTCTGTTTTTCTATTTTGTTGATTATTATTTATATTGTTTTCACTACTCTCATATAATTCTTCTAAATTTTCTTTTGATTTATTTTTAACAGGTTTTTTTCTTGGTTTATTTTGTTTTTTTTTTATTTCAGTTGGCAATTCATAAAATTGTATAAGTTTATCATAGATTCCTTTTGCATAATTAATATCCAGTTTTATCTTATTGTTATAATATGTATTTCTATTATTATCTTTAAAAAGTAAATTAAATAATAAAAATATTAATGATATTCTATTATTAATATTAGATTTTTTTAATTTATGATTAAATATATTATAATATAGATCATAATAGTTATTAATTTTAAAATCATTAAATAGATTTTTATAACTTTTAAATAACTCAAAGAAAACTAAAATATAATTATCATTAAAATTTTGATTTATTGTTTCTACATTTTTTAATAACTTAGTTTTACTAAATTTATTAATAATAGTATTTAGTAAATTATTAAATTGCTCTTTATTATTTGATGACAATAAATATATTAACTCTAAAAAATACTTATGTTGTTCTGTTGGCAAATATTGCTTAATTTCTATCCAAATATTATAATTAATTTCATTTAATTTATTAATTATAATAGAAGAATCAAATAATAATTTAGTTTCATATTTTTTTTTATATAAATTTTGAGTTTTTATTAAATTATTTAAATCAGTACCTAAATCATTAAAAACTAATCTATCTTCTTTTAAATATAAATTTTTATCCTTATTTTTTACAATGTCAATACATGTATTTAATTTTGTTAATGTCTTCTGATTTAATGAAGAATAATAATCACAATACAACTCTATTAAAATTTCTAATAATAAATCAACCTGTTTATTAACAATAAATTCACATATATAGATTTGTATGTTTTGATAATCTTGATTAAAAAAAGAAATTTTTAAATTATCACTCATGGTTTTCTTTGAGACATTAATATCAGTCCAAGATTTCATTTAATTAAATTTAGTTAAATATATTTTTTATAGAATTTAAATTTAAATTGAGTTTTTATTAATATTTACAGAACCAATTTTTTTTGCATGCATTAATAAATTTTTATAATCCATTAAAGAATTCATATAAAATTTAATTAAATGTTGTTTTAAATTTCCAAGTGATTTATTTAAATCTTGATTACTAATATCTTTAATTATAAAGTTTTTAATATCAATTACATCATATAAATTTGTAAAAACATTATTTATATTTGCTTTATAATTTGACTCAAATATGCTGTATAATTTATATAACTCTTTAGATTGTTTGCTAATTTTTTTATCCTTCATATTAATAATAACTTTCTTCTTATCAAGACATTTATTCGATGCTAATATAGGGTTGTTTTTTGATACAGATATAAAGAAATCTAATTCAGATGTATTATTAAAATGTTTTTTTGTAGAACAATCAAGAGATAATCCTTTTTTTGTTTTATATAATTTAGAGAAATCATTTGTTTCGTATTGCGTATTCATTTTGCATATAGAATCCTCTAATTTTGATTGTGATGAATTCTCACTTAATAAAAGTCCAAGATGTTTTGTAAAAGCATTTGCTTCATCTTTTGTCATTAAACTTGTTAATAATTTTAGACCTTTTAAATTAGAAAAATTTACTTTATCGACCCTTTTATTATCTTTATAGTCAAATTGAGGTATATTACAATAATTTACAACAAGCAAGTCATTCTCTAATTTAATATTGCGTTGTATAATACCAGCAATTGAGTAATCACCCCCACTCTCAAGATCATAAACATCTACAATAGTTTTTATCATATTAAGAATAGATGAATAATGATTGCCAATCATATTTGCTATTTCTGATTTTTTTATAAACTTATTTTCTTTTGAGAACATTCCTTTATTAGATACAAAATCTATAAGATTTGATTGTTCTTTTGGAACAAAATATAAAGCACTATTTAAATTTTCTAAATCAACTTTTAAATGTTTATTTAAGTTTTTCTCTAATATTAAAAGATGATTATTATTTAACTCATTCATAAACATATTGTATTCTCTTTTATTAAATTTATTAGTATCTTTGCTGATTAATGTATAACATATTTTATTTAACATTTCTAATTCTTTACCAAAAACTCCTTTGAAATTTTCATTTTGTTTAGATGTTAGATTTCCCATAATATTTAATTTAATAATATATTATTTATTATAATAAAATTTGAAAAATATAAACTTTAAATTTAGTATAATTATTAAAATTATACTAGAATATTAAAATGAAATGTCCTAATTGTAAAAAGAAATGTGGATTAATGACACATAATTGTAGATATTGTAATTTAGAATTATGTATACTATGCAGAGATATTAATGTACATAATTGTAAGAGATTAGATGATTGTAAAAAAAAAAAATTATCAGAGTTAGAAAATAAATTAAATTCAGAAAAAGTAGCAAGTCAAAAAATTATTAAAATATAATAACAAAAAATCAAAATATTTTCTTATTTTAAAAATTTGAATTTATTTTTTAATTCTAAAATTATTTTATTTAAGAATATTATACAAAACTTACATAATGGAAGAGCCACTATTAACCGAAAACAGAAGCCGACACGTTATTTTCCCAATACAATACCACGATATATGGTCTATGTACAAAAAACATGTTTCTACATATTGGACTGTGGAAGAAATTGATTTTATGAAGGATATGGATGATTGGAATAAATTAAGTAAAGATGAACAACATTTCATTAAAAATGTATTAGCATTCTTTGCTGCTTCTGATGGAATTGTAAATGAAAACTTAGCACTTCGTTTTATGCAAGAAATAAAAGCACCAGAAGTTCTTGCATTTTATAGTTTTCAAAATGCAATAGAAACAGTTCATAGTGAAACATATTCTCTTCTAATTGACACATATATTAAAGATGATGAAGAAAAGAGTAGGCTATTAAATGCAGTAGAAACAATACCTTGTGTTGGTAAAAAAGCTAATTGGGCAATGAAATGGATTAATGATAATGAATCATCATTTCAGAAAAGATTAGTAGCATTTGCAATTATAGAAGGTATATTCTTTAGTGGAGCATTCTGTGCTATTTATTGGTTAAAAGAAAAAGGATTAATGCATGGATTAACATTTAGCAATGAATTAATTAGTAGAGATGAATCATTACATACTGAATTTGCAATCTTATTATATAGCCATATTTCAAATAGATTAGATGAAGAAGAAGTACAATCCATTATTAAAGAAGCAGTTGAAATTGAGAAGGAATTTATAATTGATAGTATTCCATGTGCTTTACTAGGAATGAATAATGATTTAATGAGAGAATATATTGAGTTTGTTGCAGATAGATTAGTAGTGCAATTAGGTTACAATAAAATTTATAATACAGCTAATCCATTCCAATTTATGGACAGAATTGGTATGGATTTAAAAACGAATTTCTTTGAGTCAAGAGTAAGTAATTATAGTAAGGCAGAGTTACACAGTGCAAATTCAAAACCATTAGTATTTGATACTAATGATGATGATGACGATTTTTAAATTTATTTAGCTTTATAAGCAACCATTCCAGTAGGCATCACAAATTTAACATATACTTTCTTAACACCTTGTTTATTGGTGTATTCAAATGATTCAGAGCCTGACTTTCTGGCTTTTTCTTTAGCTTCCATAAAACCATTCATTTTCTTTTTTCCAGCACCATTTTGTTTAGTCGATTTTTTAGTAGGCATTTTATTTATATTAATATTTTTATATTAATTAAATAACTAATTAAATTAATTAATTCGCAATTTTTTCAATATAATATAATCCTTGTAAAAAAGCGTCTGCTAAATCATCTTTTTTTTTATGATTATTAAAAATATCATGATGTTTTTCATAATCTTCTACAATTAATCTCTCTTTTAGAAAATGATTTGTATAAATTATTGCTAATTTTTTATTTTTAGTATATTTACTCTTAATTTTAATTATATCTTCTGAATTATTAATTTCAGATAAATTTTTTCCAAGTTTTAATTTATTTGAAGCATTTATAAATTTAATTAAAATTATATCTCTGCCCATAATAACCTTTTCATATTGAAAAAAACTATATAGAATAATTTGTATTGACTTCATTACAGGATTTTTTAAAACCGGTTGATTCTCTAATAATACCTCTGTTATATCATGATCAAGAAATATTTCTTGTAATTTATTATATAATACATTAGTTATAGTATCTAATGATACTCCCTTACATTTTACTCCATCTTCTATTAATTGTATAATTTCCCAATCAATTACTTTAATATTGTTATTATCATTAATTGTATTATCTTTATACATTAAACAATATGCTAGATTTTTAATACCGATATCAAATGATAAAATCATTATTAATTTATTTAAATTTATAATGCTTAAATAAAAACTATTTAATTTGTCTTAAAATTTTAATTAATTCAGTAAAAGATAAATTAGAAAGATTTTGTTTTAATACATGTGAAAAATTTAACCAATATTTATCATTTAAATATTTTGAATTTTCTTTTGTTAAACCATATTCTAAATTTAATATTTGATAATATCTTTGATAGAAATCATATAGGTTAGTTGAATGTTTTAAATTAAATCTTGCTTCAATTATAATATAATGCTTTTTTATTATATCCTCTGGTATCATTCTTAAATAATTAATTTGATGACGATAATTAAAATCTGGACATTTAATTAATTTATTTTTTTCAAGTAGTATATTTCTTAAATTATCAATTAAAACAATATAGTTATCTTTAATTAAATTATATTTTTTCTTTTTTTGTAAAGTTTTGATTATAATAGGTTTTATATGTGTTATTGATTTTTTATAATGTCCTTTATCATTTATTATTAAATTATCTCTGGTAAATATAGGAATATTAAATTTATAATCAATAACTTTTTCAATTTGTTTAATAATATAATTCGCCCAATTTTTCTCTGAAGCAGTATAAATAAATAATTCTATATTATCATATTTATTAATATTTTTCAGAAATTTTTTAAATTTAGGACGAATTATATATTTTTCTAATTCTTCATGTAATAATTTTGTGTTATATCTTATTTGATTTTTATTTATTTTTTTTAATTTATTATTAATATCTTTTATCAAATAATATTCATTAATTTGTGGTAATATATTACCAATTATAGTATTATCTAAATCCAATAAAAGAACTATTGGATATAAATTATGATTAATCTTTGACATATAAATATACTTAATTTATTCATATATTTTAATTTTATCACCTAATTCGCTATATAAATTATTTAATTCTTTTAATAGATTGTCTGGTGTTAATTGTTTAACATAAAATTCATCATACGTATTTACATTACTTATATTATATTTATTTAAATTTAAATTATTTTTTATATCATTCTCTAATGTTTCTTTATGTTTTTTAATAAAATTTCTAAATTGTTTATAACAGTAGTCAATTCTAATTTTAGAATAACATAAATTTATTTTGTTTGTTTTATAATCTATTAAATTTTGTGTATCAACAAATGTTAATTCATTCCAAAAATTAACAGCATCTGGATTCCATACCGGTTTTGATATAATATTATAAATACCATCTAAAAGATAATTGACATTATTATCTTTTAAATTCATAGAATTTTCATTTCTTTTATAATGACCTTTTAAATCATATTGGTTAATATATGATTGATAAATATTATATTTAGGTTCTTTTTTTTCTTTTCCACATACTGGAAATTTGTCAATTATAAACACATGTCCAGGAAAGAATTTACTTTTATCAGCATTATGCGGAAGTACATTGGATTTATTCATATTATTATTTGTCATTAAGATATAATAGAAATATCTTTTTCTAATATTTTTTTTTGATAAATCTTGTTTAAGTTTATTAAAAATATTTAATTTATGTTGTAATTTATTAGATTTTTTATCATATCTATTATTAATTTTTGATACTTCACAATATTCTACTTTTTTAAGTTTATCTGAACCTCCTAAAATATATGTTAGCATTACAGCAGTATTTAAACATTTTGTTGTTCTCATTTGCATATTATAATCTTTCATTGTACCTGATAATAATTGCATTAAAGGTTCTAAATACTTCATAACAAGTGATGTAACTTCACATTCTTTATATTGACAAACCTTCATTTGTAAATTTATTTAAATTAATATTTTAATATAAATATTTTATTAAATTTAAAATATTAATAATAAATAAATATGAAAGTTTGGAGTGTAGTTCAAATAATTTTAATCATTATTTTAGCAGTATTTTCTGTTAATATGCTTAGTCAAAAATTTATTCCTAGTGAAGATAATGATAATGATAAAGAAAATTTTGAGAATAATAAAGAAGAATTTAGTGATTTAATAAAAAAATTAGAAGAGTCAGTTAATAAACTTGAAACTGCTGCTGATAAAATAGATAAATTTAATGAAGGTAATAATATGAATGATGATGATGTCAATGATGTTGAGGATGAAGATGAAGTTGATGAAGAAGAATTTAAATCTAAAAAAAAATCTAAAAAAATGAATAAAAAATCTAAAAAACCTGTTAATGATGACGATGATGATGATAATTACATGGAGAAATTTACTTCTTATTCTGGTATGTCTTCTAAATTTGGAGGAGATTACTTATTACTATAAATTTAGTTAAATTCAGTTAGATTTATTTAAATTTATAAAAGATTCTCTTTAATTATACCAGCTTTTCTATCTTCTGGTTTAATATATTTCATTCCTAAAAATTTAAAAATATCCTCTTCTTTCTCAAATGGTTTTCCTTTATTATCTACAAATTTACCATTTTTTTTTAAACCATATTCACTTAATGAATATCCTAATGATAAAGCATGATTTCTCATTTCTACATTAAATTGACCACTTCCTGTAAAATATAATAGAGTGAAAGCATAGTTACTATAATCAGTATAAATCATATCAAGCCTTCTATGTGTTTTATGACGAGGTAATTTTGATATACCCATGAATTTCTTTTCACCTTTTGCTAATGTTTCTGTAACATATTTATCTTCTTCTAATTTCTCTATAATATCATTAAATAATTTAGTATCCTTATTTTTTGTTGTACATAAAACATCAATATCGCCACTATTTTTTGCGTTTCTTCTATATGAACCAACTACTTCATATATTAAATCGTCATTTTTATCAACACCTTTTATAAAATCTGTTATAAAACTATCATGTCTCTCCATCTCTTTTCTTGGAATTCTTTTTAGTAAATCTTCATAATACTTTAATCCTAATTTTTGTTTGTCATTTAAAAGTGTCTCATCTTTTTCTAATTTTATTTTTAAATCATCAATTGATGATACTTTGTGTTTATTAACTAAATCATTTGCCTTACTTGGACCAACCCCATATATATTTGATAGAGCTTCTATAATTTTACTATCTTCTGATATTGCTTTAACCTGTT